TTTAATGGTTCTAACTATGTAGAGGCACAAACTCCTGGTGGTAATAATGCATTAATGGAAATAAGTATTGTAGATACAATTTACAATTCAATGAAAGTTACTGCAACTTTAATTAATAAAGCAAGTAATCCTCGTTCAGGCACTGCATCATCCACTAAAGGTAATTTAACAGGAACAATTACAGCTTTTATGAAAATTAGAGTTATTGATTCTTATTCTAAACAAGTAATATTTTCAGGTTTTGCAGAAGATGTGCAAGAAAAATATGTTATGGGTATGGGTAATATTTTAGTTATAAAAGGCTATGATAATTTATATGAATTAAAAGAATTTAAAACTGACCCTCTCATGAAAATGGACACCACTGAGACAGTTTACAATAGTAGAAGCAAACTAATTGCAAAAATGATTGATGCTTCAAGTAAATCAGGGAACATTGCAACAAGTGATACAGACCAATTTGAAGCTTCAACCATTGCTCTTCCTGAAGGAACAGGTAATTTTACACCTAAAGACTCAGGAAAAACTGTTCTTGCTTCCATAAAACAATTAGCAATGACCGAGCCACATACAGGCACGCCAAGTGCAAGTGTTTCCCAAACGTCTTTTGGGCATGACTATTACTTAGCCCCACAATTTACTTCAACGGCTACAAGTGCTACACAAACACCAATGTTAAATTATTTTAAGAGAGCGACCCGTCCAAATACAGAAGCTAACATGGACACTTATGGTATGAAAATAATTTTCCCAACAAGTTCAAGCGATGTTGAGGGTGGGCAAACTAGAAGAATGTTATCTGATTTTGATTTTGATAGAGTGCGTAAAGATACTTATTCTGAAGCAATTGTAAAATTTGTTGATAAAGGTGGTAATGACGGAACTGGTGTGGGAACAGATAGAAAATTTAGTAGTTTACGAGTAGCCAGAATTAATGGAACTCATATAGGAAATCACGCTGGTTCAGGGGCAGGAACTTTTACTTGGACTGAAACACCCTTAGCTGGAGATTTATCAGTAAATGGAAACTATGTTTATACGGCAGGTAAAGAAGGACTTCTACATCCATTCAAAGCTAATCAAGATAAAAGAGGTGGTAGTTGGCTTGTAAGAATGTGGGCAGACACAGTGGGTGCAAGTGGTGTGGGAGTATACGCACATAAAGGAAGTGATGATACAGCAAACTCAGTAAATGCAAAATATGGATTTCAAAACAGTTGGTTAAAATATGCAGGTGTTCCTGAAAACGATGACAGTAACTCTGTGCCTGGGGGTAAAATGCGAATTAGTAGTATATCTACAACTAATTTAGCAAATAACCATGAAGTAATAGTAAATACAACTACTAAACATCATTTACAAGCAGGTGATAGATTTATATTGACTAACTTATCTCTTGGTTCTAATGGAGCCGTAAATGGAGTTTCACAAAGATTTAGAGGATTAGCTCCAAATGGAAGACTTTTTGGTAGGGAGGCGATGTTAGGAACATTGTCTAATACTTTAGGGAATAACCCATCTAGTCATACATCAATGTTAGTGCATAAAGATACAGCCCTCACAAATACGGCTGATACTTTTGGAAAAAGATTTAAAATTGATGATAATAGTGAAGACTTAGAAGTTAATGGTAATCCTGACCCAGATGACACTACTCAAGTTGGAGGAGATGGTAATACTCCTGTAGAAACTGTTGGTAGGTCATTTGATAAAATAACAGTTACACGACAAGCTGATAGCACTTCAGCAATTCTTTATGAAACACAAAGTAGTAATTCAGCTCTGTCACACAATCTTATGGCAGTTGGAAGAGCAGATGGACATAAAGACCAAGAGGGTTCAGGTGGAGCTATATTTGACCATAACATATTTAGAGTAGAGAGAGTAATTTCAGACGTACAATTTATTGTAAAAAGTAATTTAGGAGCCGTATCATTTAGCACAGGTACTGTAAACTGTGGTTTATTGCACACAGCGATTAATGATAGTGCATCAACAACAACAGTTCTTTTAAAGAAAGATGGTGCAGGTGTTGATGCTGGAACAATAAGAGCTGCCCATGTATCTGTTGGTTGTATTATTAAAATAGGTAGTGAAGAAATGTTAGTTAAAGAAGCATCTTTTCAAAACCAAGATTTAACTGACGATGGTGATAGCACTCCTCAAAGTGGTGGTGCAACTCTTGTTGTAGAACGTGGTTACAATGGAACTACAAGAGCTAGTCATAGTGCTGACGATAATGTTATAACAATGATGGCTCATGTAATTCCTATATTAGGAAGAGTTCAATATCAAACTAAATTAAATAATTGGACCTCAGGGACTGATTATGTATTAGTATCTGACATGAACTCTAATTTTCCAACTACAGGACATTTTAGATTAGGAGAGCTAAATCGTGGTGATGATGTTTATGGGGCATATGTTGAATGTAATTCATCATCGCAGACCATCAATAATGGTGATTTAGTAGGTTTCAATAAACCTTTAAATTTTCAAGTCCCACCATCTGAAAAGAATCCAGATTCTGTAAGAGTTGCAATATCAGAGGCATTGTCTAATTCTGCTTCAGAAACCCGTGCAGGCACGGTGCGAATAAATAATTATGCTTATCAATATATAGATGGTACGGCAAACTCAGTTGCTAGTAGTGGAACAGTAGTGACTACTTATAATACAGCAAATGATGCAGCATTAAATCCTAAAGCATACGGATTACGTGTAGGTATGGTGGCGTGGAAACTTTCAGGTAGTAGTATGGCAGCTTATGGGTATGTTTCAGCAGTTACTACAACTTCATTTACAGTAACTTTAAATAGTGGCACGTTTTCAACCAATGATAAATTTAGAATATTTGTCCCTTTAAGAACAGGACATTTAGTCCAAGTTAAAAATAAAATAGTGGGTATTGATACTACTAGCACTAATACATTTAGTGATAATCAAACTCAGTTTATGGTAACAAGTATTGATTATACCGAGGGGCAGGGACAACAAAATAGTACAATATCGTTAGTTAAAGCAGACGAAGGAAGCACTTCCGTCCAAACGGTTTTTAATAAATTAGATGATGAAAGTGATAGAAAAGCTTTTAGTGCAGTTGAGGATGAAGTCGTTGAAGATACATCAACAATTGAATTAAATGTTAATTTTAAACCAGGTCTTAGAGGAAGTGTTACTAATAGTCATGAAGACCAGAGTAACGTAACATTAAAATATAGAAATAGAGGTTTGCATTGGGATGCAGGAACTTTAAAATATAAAGGAGAAGAGTATGTCATTCCTGCTGGAAACAGCTCTGATGGGTATAATATAGATGATGAAACTCGTCAAGACCCAATACATTTAGCTGATGGCTTTGGAGACAGTACATCGAGTGCTCCTACGTTATTCAACACAGAAAACTCTAGAGATGATGAGGGTAGAGTAGCTTCTGAGGGTGGAGCTGTAAATAATGTTCCTGATTCTTACCACATTTGCTTTGTTGATTTCGGTGATATAAGTGGGAATATAAAATTACAGTTTGCAGACCAAGGTATATACTATGCTAACGTTAAAAACAAATCTAGTAAATTAATTCTTGGGGAAGGGCATGCAAATTTAAATGATGATGGAGATGCTACTTTTCAACCTGTAGCAGGTGTTGTCTATACAGGTAATAATCGTATAAAGAAAAAGAATGCTAATGCATTTGTTGGACAAGGTTTTGGTGCAGGAACTCAAAAAACTCCTGTATTTTCATTTGATTCAGACGTAGATACAGGATTTTATAATTACTCAGATGGATTCATAGGTGTAACAACAGCAGGGTCTGTAGATATGGCATTAGGTAGTAATTATGTATTTGTTCAGAGTGGGTATACTTGGCTTTCAGACTCAGATTTACTCATATATAGACAAGCTGCTAATACCATGGGATTTAGATTTGGGGACGATTCTGACAATATACGTATAACCACAGCAAGTGATAGTGGCACATTGAAAACAGATATGTTATTTGTAGATGGTTTAGCAGGTGATACGGGTACGGACTTAGTAATTACAAGTGGTAACAAAGTAAAAGCTAAATCTAGTTCAGCATCCACTAAAGAAAATATAGAATCTATTGTGGTTGACTCAAATAAAATAGATAAATTAAGACCTGTAATTTATAACTATAAAAATTCAACTAAAACAAATAAAAATATTGGTTTAATTGCAGAAGAAGTTGAAGAAATTATGCCAGAGCTTGTGGTTAAAACTAAAGAGGGTAAACCTTACTCAGTAAAATATAGTGATTTAACTGTTGTATTATTAAGTGAGATACAAAAACTTAAACAAGAAATTAAAGACATGAAGGAGAATATATAATGCCAGATGTTACTTTATCATTTACAGATGAACAATGGACTAGAATGAATAATAATATATCTAATGTTTTATGGATGCGAACATTAGCTCAGGATGAAGATTTTGAAACTGTTTTAAAAGAAGTTCTTAAACAAAAAATTGGTGAAAATGTTAGAGCAGGAGAGAGTTTAACGGTATCAAACCCTCCTTCTTTTTAATGAACAAACTTAGACCTAAAATAATAAAACTTAGAAGAAACAATCCTCTAATGTCTAACGCAGAGATAGCTGAAAAAGTAGGTTGTAGTAGACAATATATACATAGATTATTAAAAAGAGAAGATTTCCCTAATCCACCCAGACCTAAGAAAGTCAGACTTTGTGAGGTATGCAAAAAAGAATCTACTCGTAAAGTACATAAGGGCAGATGTAGTTATGAATATTATCAAAGAGATGTTACATGTGCTTTTTGTAGGATAAAATTTAAAAGACATAGAGCTGCAATAATACAAGGCTTTAAAAAAGGATTTAGCAACATATACTGTTCTGCTGAATGTGTGCAAAAAGGTAGAAAAGATAAAACACTTAGTTGGGCCGCATGACAATACCTATAAATAATAATTTAATTACAACATGGGAACCTAAAATTCAAGGGTTAGTTAATAAATATTATGTAAATGGTATGGATAAAGATGACCTAATCCAAGAACTTAGAATGGTGTTGATGAGATGTGCAGAAAAATACGACACTAGTAAAAGCACAGCTATCTTTCACACTTATGTGCACCGAGCTATGATAAATACCTTAATTACTTTAATAAACAAAGCTAACAAACTTCCAGAAGTACTTAGCTTTGATAAAACATTTATTTCAGTCACTGATAATGAACAGAATCCAAACGAATTGCAGAAGGCTCTTGAAGACCCTAACGCTGAAGATTTTTCTAATTTACTCTTGCTAGATGACATATTATCTGATAATAATGATACATTCACAGAAAAAGAAAAAGCATTTATTGCTAGTCGTGTAGACGGACTTACGATGGAAGAAATAACAAATGACTTAGGTGAGTCATCTTATAGAGTAAGACAGAACTTAAAAGAAAAATTGAAAGCGTATATTGATGGAAAACAAAAAGTTTGAAGATTATAATGCCAGGGATTTACACATTAAATTCATGGAGTTATATGAAGGAATACATTCAGAATCCTACAACGTAAATACTGGACGGAATAAAAGTCCTTTCCCTTTTGTAGGGGATGAAACTAAAGCCTTGAAACAATTATTAGAGTTAGAAGACATATACTCTATTTTATGTGGTATGTACAATGCAATAGGTCAAAACACAACTTATTTTTCTGTTTTAAACTTTGTTAATAGTTATGAAAGATATAAAACAAAACATGACCCAAAACTTTATTGGCATATAATAAATACTAATAATTCAAAAGTAAAAGATGCATGGTTGCGTTTAAATATTTTAAAAGCTACTTGGTTTATAACAGCACAAAAAAAGAAAGAATTAAAAAAGTTAGAAGATAAATTTGAAAAATGGTTAGAAAAACAAGAAGAGGTGGCTTGATTAGAAATAATCAATTGACACCAACCCTAAAAGAATATAGAATCATAGCATTGATGGATGAGCCAATCACTGTGCGAGAAGCCACAATGAGTTTAGACGAAGCTAAAAAACTAGCTGACCTTACTACAGAGCAAAAGAATGTAAAGTGTTACGTGCTTGATGATAGCAATAGGTCAGTATACAGAACAAAGGACTAAATGGAAAATTACGAATACGTAGAATCAGGAATTATATTAAATATAAAAGAAAAATCAACACTAGACGATTTCCCTTTTAAATCAAAAGACTTTGCAGTACATGGAAAAGCATTTACATTCGTGACTAATTTTTATGATGACTTTCAAGATTTTCCAAGTAAAAAAGTATTAGCTGAAAATTTCCCTGATTTAGATATTAACGTTCCATCAACTGATTTTGAATATTTAACTCAAGAATTTAGGAAACAAGTTATCTTTAGAAAAGTAGTTGAGTCATTTCAACGAAATAAAGAAAACTTAAAGACTGACCCCAAAATGGCATTAGCTAAAATTATGGACGGTCTTGAAGACATTAATGTAGTTTATGATGAAGACGTTACATATTATGACTCTAGTAATTTAAATAGATTAGAAGAATACGAAAGTAAAATAAAACTTCGGAAGTTAGGTGATGGTTTGATGGGTATACCTACACCATTTTCTACAATTAATAGAACGGGTGTAGGGTGGCAACCTGCTGACTTAGTATCTTTCTTTGCTAGACCCACTGTAGGTAAAACTTGGATGTGTATACAAACTGCAGCTATCGCAATTATGAAAGGGTATAGAACTTTATTTATATCAAGTGAAATGCCTACGTCTGCAATAAATTTACGTATGGATGTAATTATTGCAAACATGAAAGGGTATGACTTTTCACACCGAGCTTTAAGAAACGGTGACCCAATTGATAAAGAAAAATATAAAGAGTTTTTACAAGCATTAGATGAAAAGAACTTATTAGTATGTGACCATATAGAGGGTGAGTCCACAATATCTATAGGTAGCATACAAGCATTGATACGAAAGCATAATCCTGACTTTGTTGTAGTAGATGGTATCTACTTAGTATCAAGTGGTGATGGTAGAAAAGCAATGTGGGAGCAAAACCACAGTTTGTTTTATGGCATGAAGAATATATGCCTCGCCACTAATAAACCAATATTTGTCTCAACGCAAGCTACTAGAGAGGCGGCTGATATTTTTACGCCACCTAGAGTCGACCAAGTAGCTTTTGGGGATGCCCTTATTAGAGCCTCTGATGTGGCTGTTGCTATGTGCAAAGTCGAGGAATCAGATGAACAACGTATGGTACAATATCAGAAGTATAGAGATGGTATTTTACCTTCGGATACATCGCTATTACGATGGGATGTTGATAAGGGGCATATCGAAGAAATAAACGAATCTATAAGCGAGGAGATAGAGTTTTGATTACAATGATGATTAAATACTGGGGTCTTTTCAATAAGTACAAGGATGTTCTACCAGAAGTTGTGCAATTGGTTGATGTAGCAGTAAAAGCTGTTGAGGACGGAAAAATTTCTAAAAAAGAACAGAGTGCTTTGATGAAAGAATACTGGGACGTTATTAACACAATTAAAGAAAGTAAATAATGATTGATTGGGTAGAGGCGTTACAAAAAGTTGGAATAGATGTTCCACTTGGCACGGAAGAGTTTTCGGTCAAGTGTCCATTTCATGATGACAATGTAGCGTCTTGTGCCATCAACATTGAAAAAGGTGTGTGGATTTGTTTTGCTGGTTGTGGGCAGGGGTCATTAAAAACATTTTTTAGAAAACATTTAAATTACAATGACATACAATTAACAGAAGTTTTGACACCAAAACCAAGTTATAGTTTAGATATCTTTGATGATATCGATATTAGTAAAGAAGATGAAAAAATAGAAGATGTTTTTATTCCTGATTTTATAGAACACAGATACCCTGATTGGATATATAAAAGAGGCTTTACAAAGGACTCTTTAAACTTTTGGGGATGTGGTACTAATAATTGGGGAGACTTAATTATTCCTATTCACAATACAGAGAATAAATTAATTGGGTGGGTTGCTCGTAGACAAAAGGCTATACCTAAGTATATGTATTCCTACAAGTTACAAAAATCTAAAGTGCTTTTTGGTGCTAACAAATTAAAAAGTTTACATGAACATTTTATTTGTGTGACCGAGGGTTCTTTAGACACTATGTGGTTGTGGCAACACGGTATACCAAGTGTGGCTATCTTAGGAGCAACAATGTCAGAATATCAACTCAATTTGTTGAGGGCTTTAAAAGTCGAAGAAATTGTGTTATGTTTTGATAATGATGTAGCAGGGCAACGAGCTGCAGGAAAAGCAACAGAAATGCTTTCAAGTAGCGTGCTTACATCTACAATTGAGTTGCCAAGCATGTACAAAGATGTACAAGAAATAAACAACATAGCATTACTCAAAGAAGTAATAGCGAATAGAAGCTTTTTTTAAAAGGCTCAAGGAGGAAAAAAATGGGTGGTATATCCATGATTTCACAGAGGCGAAAGCAAGTTAATGCTCCAGCCACTGTCAACAATAATCAATCAGAGCTTTGGTTCAAAGATGGTGACCAAGCCTTGATTAAATCAGTAGCAACAGGACACACTGATGATACTGCGATGACTTACATCAAAGTTTACCAATACAGAGATGGTAACACTTTTAAAACAGTTCTTGATTCTGTATTTGATGCAGAAAAAGACGACTTTGTATTACCTGAAGGACTATCAGTTGATGGTATTCCAGAGGGCAATTCACCAAAACAACAATTTGCTTTTTGGGCATATGTTGATGAAGTATTCCACAACGAAAGAAGAGTGGAGTCTTGGGAACCTGTACAAGGTAAAAGTGGTAAAGAGATGTTTAAAGAAGTAGTAAACGACTTTAAAGTAATTAAATTAGGTTTTGGACGAGGGGATATTGTCTTTGGGCAATTAGAAGAAATCTATGAAGATGAGGGTAGCTTAGACAAGTCACCTATCCGAATAAAAAGGATGGGAGCAGGCTTAGATACAACCTACCACATCACATCTCTAGCAAGAGAGTTAGAAATACCTGCTGATAAACAAGCAGAAATTGCTAACTTACCTTCAATAACTCAATACTGTATTGACACTTGGGGTGTAAAGGCAGGAACTGAAGCAGAGCAAACTGCTGACGATTTGTTTTCGTAAAGGTTTCTAATGATTGTACAACCTGATACGTTTGACGACACATTATTACGTTTGTATAAAGACACGTTCTTTTTTGTGGATGTAGAAACAAATGGGTTAGACGGACACGGGTTCAATCAACTCTGTGGAATCGGAGTCGGATTATTAGAGTCATCAGATACATTTTATTTTCCGTATAGGCACATGCCTTTTGGATTAGTGAATCTTCCTGATGGACAGATAAAGATGCTAATAGATATGTTTTCAGCGAGAGCTAAAACATTGGTAGCATATAACGCTAAATTCGATATCCGATTCTTACAGAAAGAAGGCGTTGATATTTCTAACAAAGAGATTATAGACGTTCTACCAATGGTGCGATTGACAGAACATAGCAATGTAAATATGTTGGCCCTTACCGAAACAATTAAACGAAGATATGGTGCAGAGCACGCACAATATGATTTAGACACTAAGAAAACATTACGTAGTGGTGGGTGGACAAAAGATTTTAGTAAGGCACCAATTGATATACTGGGTCCATATTGTGAAAAGGATGTGTTCTACACCAGGAAAGTATATCTTGATTGCTTAGATAAGATAAAAGAAACAGAACAAGAGAGCATATGGAAGCTACAAATAGAACTTACACGAGTTTTGTTTGACATGGAAAACAAAGGTGTAAAGGTTGATATAAGTTATGTTAAGAAAGCTACACAACTTATAGCAAATAGAAAACAAGAGATAGAACAAAAGATAGGTGAAATTACTAAGGGTGTATTTGATAATGAATATAATATTGCAAGCACACAACAGATGGGACCTGTATTTAAAAGTTTAGGTATTAGCTCTCCACAAAAAACTGCTAAGGGGCAAGACTCATGGAATGAAGCAGCTCTAGCACAAATTAATCATCCTATCGCAGGTTTAGTTAGGCAATGGAGAACATTAGAAAAACTTAGGTCTACTTATTTAGAACCTTTTGATAATGAAAATGGCATGGCTTTGCACACTGATTTTTGCAATTGGGGGACTGTAACAGGCAGATTGTCTTCTAGAAACCCAAACTTACAAAACGTGCCTCGTAATCACTTTAAGGTAACGGATGTAGAATTAACAGATGAAGATTTAGCTACAGTAAAAAATAGAGTTGATGCAGTTATATCAGCTAAGGGTGGTAAGAGTGTTGAGTTGAGTAATGATGTTATTAAAACATGGGCATTCATCGGTGATGAGTCATTTGATGAACAAGCTGACAATCAAATCTCACTACGTAGACTAATTATACCCAGAGAAAACACATATCTAGTAAGTTTTGATTACTCTCAAATGGAAGTTAGGGTTTTCTTAAGTTATATTGCTATGCATAATGAAGCAGTAAAAAAGATGTTGCACCAAAGTGATGTGGATTTTCATGGTGAGGCTGCTAAATTGGCTTTTAAAGTTGATGAAAATCACAAAGAATATAAATATTATAGACAAACAGCAAAGGCAATTACATTTGGAACTATATATGGAATAGGTAATGCAAAGCTTGCTACACAATTAAATGTTACTCCAGACGAAGCAGGCGATTATAAGAAAAGATATTTTGAAGGTATACAAGGCTCACGACAATTTTTTGATAACGTAGTAAAAAAAGTAGAAACAAAGGGATGGGTAAAAAATAGATACGGCAGAATATATAAGATTGATAAAAACTTTGGCTATAAAGGTGTTAACTATTTAGTACAAGGCACGAGTGCAGATATTATGAGTGAACGCATGATAGAGATACACAAATACTTAAAAGATAAAAAAAGTAATTTATTACTACAGGTACATGATGAAGTCATATGTGAAATAGATAAAGATGAGGTACAAGAAGTATTGCCAAAAATCAGGGAATTACTTAAGGTAAATACATTAGGCATCCCTTTAGACGTTGACATGGAAGTCTGTGAACCTTCTTGGGCAACTAAAAAAGATGCAAGCAAATTAATAACAACAGAACAAGAAAGCGAGGATTGGGTAGAATGGTAACAGGAAAATTAGACCATAACTGGAAAGACCAAAAGCAATTAGGTGAACTTGGTGTATTCCATGTTATAGAGTGGTTATATACATTATCTAAAACTACAGGTGTGTGGGACGTGCAAGAGGATAAGTCATATCAAATTAAAGACATAGATTTACTTTGGGCAACACAACCTGATGATAAGGAACTAACAATAGAAGTAAAAACAGATACATACACATCAGGAAACTTTTTCTTTGAAACTATTAGTAATGTATCTAAAAATACTTTAGGATGTTTTTTGAAAACAGAAGCCGATTTTATTTTTTATTACTTTATCAAAATGGGACAACTATACGTTTTAAATACTGGACTTATTCAAAAATGGTTTCTAGACAATAAAACAAGATATAATGAAAAGAAGATAGGCACAGATAACTTATATCAATCTAAAGGTTATGCAATACCTATAAAAGATGTGCCAAAAGAATGTATTAGATATCATGTAGGAGATTACACATGACACAACCACAAGCGAATCAAGACCCTAACAACAGGGCATATATAAACAATAAAAAATATAGTTTTACAGAATCATATAATAGAAAGCCTATACATTATGATTTTACGATTGAACCTTTTGATTATATACATGATAACGATATGGGATTCGCAGAGGGAAACATAGTGAAGTATATAACTAGGTGGAAATATAAAGACGGTTTACAAGATTTATATAAAGCAAAAAGATATATAGAAATGTTAATTGAAAAGGAAGAACAAGATGGCGAAACGTAATTGGACAACTTGTAGTGGGTGTGATAAAAAGATTAATAGAAAAAAATTTGCAAAAGCACGAATACGAGTATGTTATCCGTGCCATCTCAAAGAATTAAAAGATAAGCGAAAGGGGATAATCCGTGGCAAAAATAGGCGTTAAGATAGGTTTTACTTTTAGAATAGGAGCCTTAGATACAAATCAATATGGTCGAATGGATATGGAAGTACATGATATAGATACTGAACTTTCTATTGGAGACCAATTAGAAGAGGCTGGTGTTGCAATAGATAAAGTTTATAAAGCTTTACTTAATAAAGTAGATACTGAAATAGAAGGTATTATGAAAGAATCGAGTGATACCAAATGAACACTCCAGAAGAAGTAGCAAAAAGTTTTTTATCTGAATTAAATAGAGCACAAGCTCTAGAAGATGTATTGTATGAAAGACTTAGACAGGACGAATTGTGGGGTGACCAATCAGGACATGCTGATGAAAGATGGTTAGTTATATTAATAGAAGAGGTTGGTGAAGTTGCAAGAGCAATGTACGATGATGATGAGGGACACGTTTATGAAGAAATAATACAATGTGCGGCTGTTTGCATGGCGTGGGCAGAAGCAATGCAAAAAAGGAGAACCATTGGAAAAGGATAGAAAAAAATTAATTGACCAGTTATTAGGAAACAAGAAATTAAATATTGTAAAAGGTGATGATAAAGATTTTGAATATAATCGTATTGAATTTGGTATACCTAATTTAGATAAGCTGACAGGTGGTGGTATACCTAAAAAAAGAATGACTTTGATATATGGTCCTACCAATGTGGGTAAGTCTTATCTCGCATCACAGATATGTGCCAACGTACAACGTGAAGGTGGTATAGCTGCTTGGATAGATACAGAACTATCTTGGGATGCTAATTGGATGAGTAAGTGTGGATTAGACACAAGTGAAATGTTATTGTCTCAACCCGAAAGTGGAGAACAAGCTTTTGAAACTATTGTAGAAATGATGAATGCAGGAGTTGATGTAATAGTGTTAGACAGTATTGCAGGATTAGTACCTGCCCAAAATCTTAATGAAGATTTTAGTTTTAACCCTATGGCGTGGCAAGCAAGATTTGTAAACTCTGCATTACCTAAAGTGATGAACTCTTTAAGACAAGGAAGTGCATTTGTAGCAATTAATCAAGTAAGGTCTAGTATTGGTCCCGTAGCTTTAGCTAATATGCCTGGTGGTCTAGCTCAAGGTTTCTTTTCACACTTTTTACTGGAAGTGAAAAGAAGTGGGTGGCTAACAGATAAAGACCAAAAAGTTGGTTTTGATATGGAAGTGCGATTACGAAAAACTAAAGTAGGTGGTAGTAATTGGTCTTCTGCTATCGTACCATTTAGAGTTGATGGTGGTATTGACGTGATTGAAAGTTACATGAGAGACGGTATTACGCAAGGCATAATTAAAAAGGCAGGAGCTTGGTATACATTTGGTGAAGATAAGGCACAAGGTATGAACGGTTTAAAAGAACTTATAGTATCTAAACCTGAATTATTAGAGATATTAAAGAATGACGTTACCTAGAGATTATACTAAACAAGAAAAATTAGTTGAGCAATGTTTAGATGTAACGGGTCTTAGATATGATAATCAAGTAGAGTTTGGTAAATACATTGTAGATTTTTATATAGATGAAATAAAAACAGTTGTTGAAGCTGATGGAATCTACGGACATTTAAAAAAACGTGACCGTAAAAGAGATGCTGAATTATATGAATTGGGTGTGGAGCATATAATACATATCAAAGAAAAAACACATCAAAAAATATGTGAGGAACTATGGCAGGCATTAGACAAATTGGAGCCGTTGGAAAACGAAAAAAAGTAAAAAAACAACGACAAGATAAATGGCTAATTAATAAATTAGACGATATGCTTGCATCTAAAAAACGCAATGGTATGAAGGGTAAGTTTCATGCTTCTGTCATAGGAAACCCTTGTGATAGATATTTATACTTAGCTTACAACGGTTTACTTCCAGACGTACCTTTAAGTGCACGAGTTCAAAGAATCTTTGATAATGGTAGTTATCTAGAATACAGGATGAAAAAATATTTTGAACGAATGAATATTTTAATTAAACAAGAAGTCCCTTGTAAATTTGATAATCCTATAATATCAGGACGTATAGATTTTATCTTAAGACATCCAAAACTAAACACGGTTTTATTAGAACTTAAATCTATAAAGGGTTCATTGTTTGATGAATTAGATGGCCCCCAAGAAACGCATGGTATTCAAGCACAAGTATATCTACATCTTAATAAGTTAGGCATTAACACAGGTTATGTATTATATGAAAACAAAGATAATCAAGAACTTAAATGTTTTAGAGTAGAAAAAGACGATGACGCATTCGCAAAAATTTTAGATAGATGTTATACTATTATGTCATTAAGAGCTGCTCCGACAGAATGTAGTGGCGAATTTTATTGCGATTGTAGAAAGGTGAAATTATGAAACTAGAACGTATGACAGTAACAGGTGCCGATGACATGACTAATGTTAAAGGCATGATTGAATTATCAAAAGAATATCGATTTTTAGAATGGGGTATATTATTTCCATTATCAGGTGGGTCAAGATTTCCTACCTCAGAATGGTTTGCTCATCTATTAGAAGAAAAAGGAAAAACTCCTATGAATTTATCTGCACATTTATGTGGGGGTGATTTAGATGATGCCTTAGAAAATAAATCTAAAATAAATTTAGATGAATTTAAAAGAATACAATTAAACTTTCATGGTCTAAATTATTATCAACTTGTTATGAAAAGTGTAACTGATACAGAAATGACTTTATTTACAGTAGAAAAGTTTTTAGAGTCCGTATCAAATAAAAAAGTTATATTTCAATTTGATGGGGTGAATGATGGATGGATTTACAATTACTTAAACAATGGTGATTTTCCAAATATCCAATATCTGTTTGACACCTCATCAGGTGCAGGCATTTTACCAGGCACATTTCCTATGCCTTACAAAGACGTAACTTGTGGATTTGCAGGTGGCATAGGTCCTGATAATATTAATAATGTAGTAGATACATTAAAACAAAATCTATCCCCCACAAAACCTTTCTGGATTGATATGGAAACAAGAGTTAGAACAGATGGTGATTTAGATTTAAATAAAGTAGGACAATGTGCAGAGATAGTTGCACGTGAAGTATTTGGGAGGCACTCAATATGACACAACAGAGTTGGTTAGATGAAGAACCGAAAAATCCAAAGATAGAAAAGAAAATGAATGTTCCATCATTAAAATGGGATTTAGAAGAAAAACCACATTTAGAATTTGCCCAAGCATGGCGACAAACTAATGAAGGATTACAAGAATATTTAACTATGTATGGTAACTATAAGTCATATTTAGAATATGCATTATCAGATGTGCAGGCTCAAGCAAAATTGTTATCAGACCAATTTGATGAAGCCATGTCAGTCACTATGTATAAATTTGTAAAACAAAATACTGATGCAAAACGTATGGTAAAAGAACAAGTTAAAGGTGCTGTCATAGATGCAAATCCTAGTCTTAAAGACCACGCACATCAACTAAGGGAAGCTCAAGCAGAAGTTTTAAGACTGGAAGGTTTGCTAGCTTCATATACAACAGCGTTTAATACGATTAGTAGAATTATATCTTTGAGAGTTACGAAATAATGCACTTGGGGGTCGACTGTTCATCAAAAGGAGTACACGCTGTATTAATTGATAATGGTGGTAGACTTGTTAGTACATTTAAAATTAATGTGACAAATGCAGATTTTAATCAAAGAATTACTGAAATATTTGATAAATTTCAAACTGAAATAAGTAAAATAAAGATAAGGAAATCTGCTATAGAAAAGGCAATTTACATTCAAAATGCGAAAGCAACTATTCAAATTGCTTCGGTTGTCACTGCGATACAGTTAGCTTGCCATAAGCAGAACATTCCTTGTTATTTAGTAGATAACAAGACTTGGAAGAAAGATATAATAGGTAAAGGGAACTCCTCTAAACAAGACATCATGGAATATGCTGTTGATAAATGGGGGGATGTTTTTACTGAACAAGATTATGCTGATGCGGCTTGTATCGCATTACATGCACAAAAGGAGAGTACAGAAAATGGGAGTGCCTAGAGGGTATAAGAAAGCAAATGATAAGCCAACATTTCGTTTCAATACAAAGGCTGAACATGTTGCCAAAGGAACAGTAGACAGTCTTCCTACCGAAAGAGGTAAGAAGAAAAAAATGACTGCTGAAGAGTTCAAGAAGAAGTACGCCAAAGTAGTTTGGTGTGATTTTTATAAATGTATATATAACGAAACACCAAAAGGAGCTAGTAGAACAATCGGAACAATACTTGATAATCCACAGTACAAACCACTAGGTCCTAAAGATGAAGGTTGGGTAGGTGTGTGTGGAACAAGAAAACCTGAAATAGCCATGAGATTTAAGACTGTTGTCTCTAATGGTGTAAAAGAAAAAGTGCCACAGTGTTTTAATGGCACAAGTAATCAAACGGGACGAATGGACATGAGTAGATTCCTTCAATCAAATGGAACTCCATTTGGTGGAAGCATTGAATCACAAAGTGCTGACCAAGGATTTTCTAACGTAGCCTATGATGTAGGACGATAGCATGCCTAAACAAATACCTACTGAGGTTAAGAACCATGCTCGTGAATTATATTTAGAAGGTAAATCTGGAAGAGAAATTTCTGAAAGATTATCTGAAGCTTATGATATAAAGATATCAACTCCTGCCATATATGAGTGGGCAAAAAGATTTAACTGGAAAGATATGGTGGTAGAGGCAGAAACAAAAGCAAAAGAAGAGATAATAGAAAGCGAAGCACAAAAACTTCGCAGAATGCAAGTAGAACATTTAGATGACTATAATGTCCTTCGAAGAAAGGCAGTCAATGAACTAAAAGGTTTAGAATTTATACGAGCAGGTGAAGCAGCTAAAGCCCTAGAAATGGGGATAGAAGGTGAGCGTAGAGTAATGCAAGGGATGATTAATTTATCCTTTGTACAAGAAGTTTTAAATATTTTAGTAGAAGAGATATCTGAACAAGAAGTAATAAATAAGATAGCTCTTAGATTACAAACATTGGTGAGTGATAGTACATCTGATGACAAATAAACAGAATGAAATAACAACATATAAAGATGCAATATCTAGATTAGCATCGGGACTAATTGAACAGAAGAATTATCATGTGGGTAGCTTCTATGAGTTTCTTAGAGATATATGGTCACAAAGTTTTGACAATCCAGAATATTTTGGTGCGTGGCATGTGGGTGTGCTAGCTGAAGATATTGAGGAGTGTTTAGAAACGGGGCAAAACTATGTAGCAGTCTTACCACGTTTTCATTTTAAGTCTACAATTATGGGTCATGCATTTAGTGTGTGGCGACTTTTAAAAGCTCCAAGAGATTGTTCTGTTTTGTATCTATCTTATAGTGATGGTATGGCAAGATATCATTTATCTGAAATAAATAAAACAGTTTCAAGAAATCCTATTCTAACTTCCCTGATGGATAATCGTTCTCCAAAGGCAGATTATTCATTTAGATATTATATTAATAAAAGACCTATGGAAATTATGCATGGTGGATTATTTTCTTTCAAAAGAGGTATGCACGTTAACGGAGCATTGATTGCTGATGACGTATTAAGAGACCCCGAAAATCCACTAAACACAAGTCAAATAACAAAAGTAGAAGACCATTTTATGACGGAAAGTTTATTCATTCCTTTAAAAGGTGTGCCCGTTGTCGTCTTGGGAACACCTATGATGCCTGGTGATTTACTTACTAAATTACAGAAAGATGATAGATTTAAATCAAGAGTGTTGCCAGCGTTAGACCCTGTGCCTAACAGACGAGTCTTGATGCCTGAACTTTATAATGAAGAATGGTTATTACAACAACAGGAAGCAAGACCTAAATCATTCGCTTCAGAGTTTTTACTCCAGCCACATTTTGCAACTGAAGCCTATTTTAATGAAGAAGAAATAACTAAGTGTGAGGATGAAACTTTACGAAATCATCCAGCGTCCAACATATACAAAAAGAAGGATGAACACGAACAACTCTTTGCAGGGTTTGACGTGGGTAAAAAAAGACACCCATCACATTTAGTTATCTTCAGAAGAGTAGGAGAGAAGTTAGAACAAGTGCATCAGTCATGGTTAGATGGTTGGAGTTATTCAGACCAAATAGAATATCTGAATGATATAGCTAAAAACTTTGACTTAGAGAAAGGTTACATAGATAATACTAGAGGTGAACTTGAAGACAGGGGATTAGACCCTGTTTGGCACGCAATGCACTTCACTCTGAAGAGCAAGCGAACTATGGCTCAAATCTTTGAAGAATACGTTAGTAAAAGCAATTTGACGTTGATTCAAGACTCTAGACAAAAAGAACAAATTGTTTCTGTAAGCAATGAATTAAAAGCTCCTGAAACCCCCATGGGTCATGGTGATGCTTTCTTCTCTGTTGCTATGGCGTTACAAGCGGCATACGAAACAACTTTGTATAGATATGAATCTTTAGGTAGTGCATCTGATTGGCTAGACGCAGTAGACCCTTCAGGACAAGAAAAAAATAGTGCAGAAGAGTTAAAGAAAAAAATGAGCTTAGACTTCAAACCTGTTAATCAGAAAGAAGTAACAAGCGAAAAAGCTCCGAACCCTAATTGTACGGAGATGGTTTGCACCCCCAGTTTTTGGGTTCCAGAAAGAAAACTTTGCATATACTGTGGTCACAGAGGATAAGGAGAAATAATAAAAATGACGACACTAACAACACAAGCAGAAACCGTGGCACAAAGCCGATACTATTTAAAAAATAAAGATAACAAAGTCATCGAAACAGCAGATGATATGTTTGAAAGAGTTGGCATAGCCATATCAAAAATTGATACAGAATACGGAAGAATGGATGCTGATGCATCTTTAACAGCATTAGATTTTATAGGAATGATGAAGGACTTAAAGTTTGTCCCTAATTCTCCTACACTAATGAATGCAGGGACAGAACAAGGAACGCTATCTGCTTGTTTTGTATTACCTTTAGAAGATAGTATGGAAGCTATTATGAAGACGGCACACGATATAGCTATGGTACAAAAGTTTGGTGGGGGAACAGGATTTTCTTTATCTAAACTAAGACCAAGAGGTGACCGAATAAAAACAACTCATGGTATTGCATGTGGCCCGATACAAGTATTACAGACACTATCTAGAGTATCGTCTATGATTACACAGGGTGGAAAAAGAGATGGAGCAAACATGGCAGTAATGTCAGTGTATCATCCAGATATTTTAGAATTTATTGATTGTAAGAAGGTAGAGGGAGACATTCACAACTTTAATATTTCTGTTGGGGTGGATGCTGACTTTATGAAAGCAGTAGAAGCTAGAGTAAAATATCCTTTGATTAATCCAAACACAAAAGAAGTTGTAGGTGAACTAGATGCTAGAGAAGTATTTGATAAAATCATCTACGGTGCTTGGAGAAATGGTGAACCAGGAATGATTTTCTTAGACAATGTAAATAAAGATAATCATGTCACAGAAGAATATGGTGAGATGATTGCTACGAATCCTTGTGGTGAACAACCTTTACTAGGAAATGAGTCATGTAACTTAGGTTCAATCAACTTAGCTAAGTTCTTTCATGCTGCTCACAATGATGTGGACTGGGCAGAATTAGAAAAAGTTGTAAAAACATCAGTTCACTTTTTAGATAACGTAATTGATGCTAATCAATATGCAACACCCGAAATAGAAAAAATGACTAAATCCACAAGAAAAATAGGTTTAGGTGTAATGGGGTTTGCAGACCTGCTAATTCAACTACGAATTAAGTATAATAGTATAGAGGGTAGAGAATTAGGAAAGAGCATCATGGCTTTCGTTAGAGATAAAGCTGATGCACAATCAATTAAATTAGCTAAAGAACGTGGAACATTCCCTGCATGGGATAAAAGTGACTATGGAGAAGATGAAAAATACAGGAATGCTTGTAGATTAACAGTTGCTCCAACAGGAACTATTTCGATGTTAGCCGATACATCAAGTGGTATTGAGCCAACATTTGCGTTAGCTTGGAAAAAAGCAAATATTTTAGAAGGTCAGACTCTCTATTACGTAAATAAATATTTTGAGGCAGATGCTAAAAAACATAACTTCTATTCAGAAGATTTGATGGAGCATCTATCTCAGGGAGGTTCTTTAGAATCAAGAGAAGATGTACCACCATGGGCTAAAGACATATATGTTACAGCTCCAGAAATATCTGCTGAAGACCACGTTGGAATGCAAGCAGTATTTCAGGAAGATTGTGACTCAGGTATCTCAAAGACAATCAACTTTCCAAATGAAGCATCTATTGCTGACGTTGAGTCAGCCTATCTTTCTGCTTGGAGATTGGGTTGTAAAGGTATTACAGTCTATAGAGCTGGAAGTCGGGAGAAAGAAGTCTTGGTTAAAGGAACTGACGACAAAGAAAACACTAAAGACCAAATGACATTAGCTATTGATGTAACAGAAAAGAGTGAAACAGGAATTAATACTGATTATGATTGCTGTGACAGTGCAATAGTTGTAATGGAATCTGGTTGTGAAACATGTAAAACATGTGGATGGAGTATGTGTCATGTTGCTTAATAAAGCTATCGGTATCTTTACTGATATAATAAAAGGAAAAAGAAAAAAATCTACCGTGAATAAAGCTGGTAATTATACTAAGCCTGCCATGAGGAAACGACAGTTTGCTGCTATCAAAGCTGGAAGTAAGGGTGGTGCACCAGGACAATGGTCTGCACGTAAAGCACAGTTACTTGCACAACGATACAAGAAAGCTGGTGGGGGATATAGGAAAAAATAATGGCTAAGACAGATTCACAGAGGTCACTCACAAGTTGGGGTGACCAAGATTGGGGCTACGTTAGTAGGGGTGATGAAAAGAAACCTAAAAGCAAACGTGGTCGTTACTTACCAAAAAAAGTGCGAAGAAGTTTAACCCCATCACAAAAAGCTGCTACTAATCGTAAAAAACGAAAAGCTGGTGGTGTGGGTAGTCGTGCTGGTTATTCAAAGAAAGTAGCAAGAAAAGTTGGACGATTGTCTAAACTTATAAAGTATTTAAAAGCAATGAAATAAGAAAAAGGAGCATAGATGTATAATAGTCTGCTTAGGGATAGAGAAGTTCAGTATATAGCATTAAGAGATGAAACAAGTAAAACATGGCGTATCTTAGATACGTGGCATGAAGCATTAAAAGAATTAGACTTGGAAGATGATATTCCAGATGAAAATCCTGCCGTTTCAGTTTTAACTGAAAGTGGATTTACAGCACTAATCAAAGAAGCTGCAAGACTTGGCGTGTTAGAAAACGTTGATTTTGGTGTAGACAACTCTTATGAGCTAGAGGAAAAAGATGCTGAAATTGCAAAACTTAAAGCTGAAATTAGTAAAATAAAAGAAGAGGCTAATAATAAAAAAGAAGAACCTTACAAAGGAATGAGTGAGGATGCGATTATAAAGTTAAAGGCGATGGAATACAATCTAAAAATTACATCCACTATAACTGACTTTGATAATTTAACTAAGGAATAATATATGAAGCTCGGAGACTACTTACCTGAAGTTCCAAAAATTGCACAACAGATGAGTGACTTAAACAGTCAAATCAACATGTTACAAATGATGCAGAAGGCAACAGGAGATACAGGAACAGCACCTACCATGGGATTAGACCACGTTGTAAATACGTGGGTTAGACACCAAATGGCGTATCGTCAGCAAATGGTGCAAGACATTCAAACAATAGCATACTCAGTAGAAGAAATACGAGCTCCCTTGAATCACATTACAGGAGAAGTTTTTAGGCGTGGAATTGAATGGCATCCAACTACGGATAATCCTGACCCCGAACAAAAAGAAAGACTAGCTAGATTCATGGCAGACGCTAACGTGTTTGACCAAAGTCTTGAAGAAATCTTTAGACAGTTTCACTTTGACTTAAACTCTATTGATGATGCATTTATGTATTTAGCTAAAGAATATAAAGATGTGGGGAATGGTGAAATCAAATCTAAAGTAATTGAAATTAGAAGATTGAACCCTGCATTAGTAGAATTTGATTTAGATGCAGCAGGTTTGCCTAAAAATGCACATTGGATATGTCCGTTAGATAGAACTGATGTAACTGAAGAACCAGGTAAATCTAAAGCAGGATATGAAAGAATACCTGCAATGTACAAGTATTATCACAGAAACCAACACATGTACTTAGCTGATAATGAAGTGATACATTTAACTAAGTATGCACCATCAGAAACTTATGGTTGGTCTCCAATACTTACTATATTTGAAAAGGCATTAACTCTAATTGGTATGGACAAGAATCTATACCGATACTTCTTTGAAAGAAAGATGCCTTCGTCTATGCTTATGGTTACAACAGATGACCCTGAAAGCTTAAGACGTGAAAGAGACCACATAGCAGCTCAAACAAGAGTTGACCCTAACTACATACCTATGGTTGCTGTTTCAGCTAGAAACAACAGAGGTAGAGTTGATATGGTAAGACTTTTCCACACTTTACAAGAGATGGACTATCTACCTGTAAGACAAGAGATTAGAGAAAGGGTTGCAGCTATGTGGGGAGTTTCTCCTGCGTGGCAAGGAGCCCCTGACGCATTTGGTGGACTATCACAACAGACTTCACAGCTAACGGTGATGAGCAGAGTGGTAGAGGGTGACCAAAGATTATTTCATGAAAAGGTAATCCCACTTTTACTTAAAGCTTTTGGTATTACAGATTGGACATTAAAACTTCCTAACCCTGAAGAAAAAGCAGAAAACACTAAACTTGCAATGGCACAACAAAGAATATCTATTGCAACACAATATTTAAATATGGGCTTCGATGTTAAATTAAAAGAAAAAGGTGTGGACATGCTAGAGGCAGAGTTCATGGTAGATGGTGAAGCTGTACCTCAAGCACAAATGGCTGGAGAACAACAAGCTATTGGATTGCAACAAGCTGAGATGGGACTACAACAAGCTTTACAACAACAAGAGATGCAGGAACAACAGCAAGCTATGATGGCAGAGGGTGGCGAAGAAGCACCCCCTGAAGAAGGTGGCGAGGAAGAAGAAACCACCATAGATGAATTAGAGAAGTCAATTCCAAAGTCTCAAAGAAAGTTCAAAGGTAGAATGGGTGGTATAACACCTGACCACAATGATAAAGCTGGTGGCACTGATGAAGAAAGAGATATGGAAGAGTATTCAGAAGCTAGAACAAAAGCGGCTGAAGAAAGAGATATGGGCATCAAAAAAGATAACTCATGGATGGGTGATTTAATATCTAGAGGATATCAATCTCCTATTATAAAAGAAGTAACACCTGATGGAACACAGATGTGGTTCTCTCAAGATGGTATAGATTATGTGGCTAAGTTAGGTTCATTAGGTATTAATGAAATAAATAAAGCTACGTTTACTACACCAAAAGCAAAAGATGATAAAGAAAAGCAACGACCTCAAGAAACAAGTATTATGAATCCAAACATGGTTGATAATCAAACCTACGCAGTAGACGATGAGGACGATGACAGTGACGACTAATTATCTAAATATCTTAAAGCAAAAATATAAAGGCAAGAAAGTTAAAAACCCTAAAGGTGGTTTAACTGCGGCTGGAAGAAAATATTTTAAAAAGAAAGAGGGAGCTAACTTAAAGCCTGGTGTAAAAGGTAAAGCTGATACACCTGAAAAGAAAAGGCGAAAGGGTAGTTTCCTAACAAGGTTTTATACTAATCCTAGAGGTCCAATGAAAGATAAAAAAGGTAACCCTACTAGATTAGCTTTAGCGGCTAGAGCTTGGGGAGAGTCTGCACCTACCACAAGACAACAAGCTCAGAAACTTGCAGCTAAAGGTAGAAGAATGTTAGATAGATATCAAGCATCTAAAAAATCTAAGAAAGTAAAGAAATTTATTTCTATGATGAAAGAGTATGGTGGGGGGCCAGGAGCTGGTGGAGGTGCAGGAACAGTGGCAACCACAACAGCACAAGGCTCACCAGGTTTTTATACACCAACTTTTGGAAGATACAATCCAAAGTATGCTAAGAAGAAACCTTTAAAATCAAAAGGTGAAAATCAAAAATACAATTTTACATATAAATATAGTGCAGATGACTTTGACTTTACTAAAGAAGATAATCCTAGGATACCTAGAAAAAAAGGTCAGCCAGCTAAGTCAAAGAAACATTCAGACTTGTATACTGATGAAGACCCCAAGGGAACTATACAAGGATTAGGTTTCAAGAATGAAGCTAAAGCAAAACAATCTGTAAAAAAAATAAAAGGTTCAGATAGAACGAGAGCTCATAAAGTTCAAGCGGCAGTTGCCATGGAACAAAGAGCTAAGGCGGCAGGTAAGGCATCTGCGGCAAATGAATATAGAAAATTTATAAACTCAATGAAGAAAAAGTAGGAAACTAATGCCTGTAAATGACAGACCATTAAGAAAACCAGACACAGCTTTTACTTCTAGTACTTATCGAAGCACTCAAAAACCTAAAAGAAAACGAAGGAAGAGAGATGGCATAGATAAACTAGAAGCTTTTCTAGATGAATACAGCCCACAGATGGCAGAACCTAAAGACATGACTAAATCCTTAGTCGCTCTTATAAACAGCGTTAAGAAAAATGCAGGTCAACTTATGACTTCAACTGTAAATGAAGATGCTAGTGCGTATGGTAATAAAACTGTAAGAGGTAATTTAGGTCCGAAGGTGGTTGACCACATGAAAGAAAAAGAAAAATATGTAGAAACCGATGGAGACCCTGATGAGTATGTGCTAATGGAGCAGGGGGATTTTGAAAGAAGAGTGCGTGGTTACAAAGAAGATGCTAAGAAACAAGGTCCTGAAAACAACTTAGATGCATCAGCAGTTGGTTCAGGGACAGTAGATGTAGCTAAACAATATAGTGGTTGGGACTGGAAGGGTTATCAAGGTGAATACAAACGTGGGGCAGAAAAAGATAAGATTGATGACAATCCTGAAATAGAAAAAGATAAAGAGCCAAAAGATGTGGATAGTTTTATTTCTGATATTTTAAAGTCAGATGACGGTGCATATTTAGAAAAACATACTGACGAAGAACATGACCAAGAACATGATGCTAGTGATAAAAATTATCCAAAAGCAAATGTGGATAAGTCTGCAAAGTCTCTACTAGAACAAATAGAACAAGTAGAAAACAAAATTAAGACAGGTGAGTATGGAATCCAAAAAGCAGATGAAGATTATGTAGATGAAATTCAAGATGAAGAAGATATAAAAATTTTAACTAGAGATGCTGACGAACATCGTGGAACTTATACAGGTAACAATGCAGCTTACAACTACACACAGAAACTTGCAAAAGCAGAAGATGTATCTGATTTAAAGTGGACTGACACGGCTGAATTAAGCTCTGGTGCCAAAGAGGCTATGGAAAAAGATTTAGAACTATTTGATTTAACTTTAGATGAGGTAGATGAAATTGAATTACCAAAACCTTTTCCTAATGAAAGTGAAGAAGTAAAGGCAGAGTTAGAAAAAATATTAACAGCTCATGAAAACTTTCAAGAACGCCCAGATGATTATCAAGAAAAAGCAATTCAAGAACAAGATAATGATTTAGATAAGTCTTTCGTTGATTTAGCTAAAGTTCTTGATATAGATAAAAAGGAAGAAGATAAAATAAATTTGACTAAAGAAGATTTAAAACCAATCATCAGAGAGACTAGGACAATAATCTTAAGACAAAAGATGAAATTTAATAGACCTAGACCAAAAGATTTAACAGACTATCACGGAGTAAACATGGTGCCTGAAGATTTAAAAACTAGTAAAACTCCGTCTTATCCATCAGGTCATGCATTTCAATCACATATTATTGCAATGGCACTAAGTAAAAAGTATTCAGAGTACGAAGAAAGATTCTTTGATTTAGCTGATGAAATAACTACAAATAGAGTAACAGCAGGTGTTCATTTTCACAGTGACTCTAAAGCTGGCATAATGTTAGCTGAAGAATTATTCGATAAATTAGATATGGATAAGTTAGATATTTGATTACCTGCACTAAATGTCGTGGAAGAATGCGACTAAACCAAGATAAAGATTTACATTGTTTTACGTGTGGTAAAATAATAGTATTGGACATAAGGAGAGATTATGACTCATATCCCAGAAAAGGCAAAAAGCGAAATAATCAAGAGGAAGCTAGCAGGGTGGAGTTGGACAGCGATAGCCACGTGGATGCAAGAAAAATACGCCTTCGAGGCACATCGTACAACTTATCAAAAATGGTACGACAGAGAGGTCTCATTAAGAGAAGGACTCTCTAGGGATGAAATTGAAGACACACCTACAGATTTCTCTCCTGACGCACATGCTAAATTAATTAAGAATATTGAAAAGTATAAAGGTGAGGCAAAGTACTGGAAGAAAGTAGCAGAGACATCTTTAAAACAAGAAGCTAAAAAAGAATTACTTATAGATGCTGTTAAGAAATTTACTCCCTCCTACAAATCAGTTCAAAAATATAAGATACGAAAGCCCAAAGGAAAAGTTAGAGCTGCTAGTGCACAATCTATGGTCGCACCTCTATCAGATACACACATTGGAGATAATGTTGAAGCAGACGAGATGGTGGGTTTAAACTCTTACAACATTGATATATTTAATAAAAGACTATACGGATGGGCTACTCAAGTACTAACTCTTGCCGAACTACGAAGAAACTCTGTAGAGATAGATGAATTAGTAATTCCTATGTTAGGCGATATGATTAGTGGGGACATCCATATGGAATTAGCTTTAACTAATAATGACCACAACATGGGACAAATGATTAGAGGAGCTAATCTTATTGCACAAGCATTAATGTTTTTAGCCCCACACTTCGATAAAGTAAGAGTTCCATGTGTTGTTGGTAACCATGGTCGAATGACTAGGAAACCACCTATGAAGAATAAATATATGGATTGGGATTACATGTTGTATCAATGGGTATCTGTATTCTGTAAGAATCAAAAGAATATAGAGTTTCATATTCCGAAATCTTTTATGACTTCGGTGGAAGTTAAAAATAGAAACATACTTGTATCTCATGGAGACTTTGTAAATGGTGCAGGAAGTGGCACGGCGATTAGTAAAGGTATTTTGAATATGCGTAATATTTTACAATTTAGAAAAGGTCTTCAAGATGAAATAGGTAAATTAAGAAACGAAGAAATCGGTTTACCTGAATATTTTGATTCAGTTTTAATAGGGCACTTTCATAGAATAGATGAGATAGATATCGGCACAGGTGCGATACATATCTGTGGATGTATGAAGGGTGGAGATGAATTTGCTATGCAAAGAGTGCAAGCAATCAACAAACCAAGACAACTAGCACTATATTATCATCCTAAATATGGAGAGATTGGTAAAGACATCATATACCTAAATAGGTTTGATGACAGTTCACAAACATTTAATGACGTTTTGCCAGAAGTTTGGGCTCCAAATTAGTATAATAATATAGGCAGTTAGTTAAACGGAGGACTAAGTGGCTATATGCGTACAGAAATCTTAATAAAAATTAGTATCTTTATAGCCTTTTTACTATCGTTAATGATAATTGTCGGGGAACTTACTAGTTAAACAGGAGTAACTTGATGAAATCAATGTTAAAGAAAGCAGGGAACGCTCTGCTCGCACTATTCACATTTGTAACAATAGTGAGTGGTGGAATAGCGTTAAGCATTACGGCAATTAATCCAGTCAATTTATGGTGGGAAATCGCACCAATAGAGATAGGATATTTTAATTATGTAATTACCTATACTATGGTATTAACTTATTTAGAATTTCTACAGACATGGTATTGGTATTCAATTGGAATATCAGTTGCATCAATTTTATTAGGAATGGCTGTGCATATTAGAAGTCTAAAACAAATGATTAGACTAGCAAAAGCTACGCCTATGGCAATACTAAAATCCCCTCTTTACATCTATCAAGATGTAAAAGCATTTAGGGATTGGTTATTTGCAAAAGTAGAATACTTAAATAGTGAGTCAGCTAAGTGGAGAAGATTCTTTCAAGTAATGAAATCTCCGTATTCATTATTAAGAGGTCTAGGATTAAATCCTCAAATGGCAGTAGGTTTATTGGCAGTTGGTGGTACAGCTACAACAGCAGTTGCAGTAAATGAAATCGTAGTAGAAAGAAGTTTTGCTAATGGTTCACCAGGGATTTATGCAGCTCCATCTGAATATCCAAGCGAAACATTAGAGAAAGAAATGGCGTGGAGAAAAGATTTTCCAGATGATAACACGTTAAGGATTGTGCTCGGAACTACACCAGTAGAAGAAATAAATATTTCTAATGTATCAATTGGTGAGGCATATACAGGTTCAACAATACCATCAGGTAAATCTGAAGCTATCTTAATTGAAGGTAAATCAGGAACAACAGCTAGACTAGAAATAGGTGAGCTATTGTTTGAAAGAAATACATGTAAGACATTAACACTATCAGATGTAACTGCTCACAAAGTTGTGATTAAAGAGAACATTGCTGATGGATTAAGTATTTCACAAACTCTTACAAGTACATTAAGAAACCTAAGAGTTAGTGGTGGTAACTTCATGGCAGACTTGTTGAAGACTGAAGGTGGTACATATGACCGAATTTGGTTAGACACAGGTAGTTTAACAAATACTAACGCTAAGATTAACAAGTTAGTTTTGAGCAACATCGTATCATCTGGTGGTACATGTGTAATTAGACAAGCTGATATTGGTGAGTTAACTATTCAGTTTTCACAGATTGGACACGACAGTAACTTAGCAACAAAAGAATTTACAGTGCAATCTAGTACATTAGCTAGTATATGGGAAGTAAATAATAACTACGAAGTATTATTATCAACACCTGTTCCACCAGGAGGCGTTAGCCAGTAGTGGACATTCAGGTTGGTAAAAATAAATATAAAGTTACAGCCACTTTAGTTCTTACAGTAGGAGCCATATTAGTTTCTGCTGTAAGTTGGTTTACCATGTTGCAAGTTGATATAACGGCTATGCAAAAAGATATTGAAAACTTGCAACAAGAAGTTCAACAGCTTGAAAAACAATTAGAACAAACTCGTAATGAAGTTAAAACTAAACAAGATAAAGAAACTTATTGGAAAAAATATCCTGATGTTAATACAGAACAACAAGAAGTAATAAAGGAAATAAGCAACAATGATGGGTAAATTGAGACCTCAAATTTTTCTTGCTATAATAGTACTAGGAGTATTAAGTGCAGTGGGTGTGTGGCAAGGCTATACAGAAATAGCCACAGGTTGTACAGGTGGAATAATCGCACTTGGTATGAAGGTACTAGAAAGTGAATAACTGGGAAAAATTTAAAATAAATATAAAACTAGTTGCATACTTTGCCTGCATAGTAGGCATGATGTTTGCAGCAATTTTAGCAGGAGCATAGATGACTAAAGCATTACGAATGGCAATGAAAAGTCTACCTGTAGTAAGTTCACTAGCTGTAGGTGTAGGAGTAACCTTAGCCCTAATGAAGAGGGATAAGATTGAGGATAGCGTGGCAAATAAATTATTAGCTAGACAAATTACTAAGGAAGACATTCCACTACAATGAAACCCACAGGGAATAAAAAATATAAAAAAATAAGAATGCCTGGTGTTAATCCAAACATCAAGACTAAGTATGATGTGCAACAGGAAATAAAAGCTAGGGAAGAAGTGTCTAAGATAGAAGACCACGAAGATACAAAGTTCAAGTACGAGTAAAAAAATAAACCTAGCTTCGTATAATAAACCATAGGAGTTTAACTATGGTTCAAACAGGATTTCTACCCACAGGTCTCGACAGGGAATTAAAAAGAATTGTCGATACTATGGGTAAAGAAATATTCAGACTAACACAAGAAAGATGCCCTGTCGGAAAGACTGGGAATTTAAAAGCATCTGGCAGATACACTCCCCTTTCAGGTGGAGGTTTTTCTATTTCATATGATGCTGATTATGCTGATAAGATAGACGGAGGACAAAAGGAATCAAGAAAGTTTCAAGGACCTTATGAATCACCAATCCCTCAACACCAAAGAAAACTCCCATCAGGAAAAACAATATCCGTAAGAGCACACACTAAGACTTACCAAGATATGCGACCACTTGATTTAGGTTCAGGTTGGTATACGTATCGTCAAGTAAGTTCAGGTGGTGGGACGGGATTCTTAACTAAAACATTTGAGGAAGAGTTCAACAAAATTTTTAGTAAACATTTCCCAAAGTCTTTCGGAGTTTAAGGAGTAGTTATGGTAGACATAAGTAAAGTAACACCAGAACAGGAATATATTATTGCAACTCACTCTAGAATGGTAGGTAAAGTATTAGATTTAGTAGAAGCCTCTATGCCTGAAGGCAATCAATTAGAAAAATTGAAGAAGCTAATTCAGGTACCACTCTATGACTTTCGCAATGACATGCTTTCCTTTGAAGCAAATGGTGTCCAATCTAAGATTGAAAGTGAATAACTAGATACGCTTTCTGTAAAAATTTTAGGTTTAATTCGTATAATAAATTAGATAAATATAAATTATTTATAATTTTCTAAATCACAAGGTATTGTGGGGTCGGATGGCTAAGACCAACCACGCAATCAGCGTGGATTGGATTGGTCGAAGAAATTCAAAAAACCTAAGTAAGGAATGGTAAAAAATGTCAAACGAAATTGAAGACATAAAAAAGCAACTAGAGGGTAACACCCTCGCAATGGGTGCTGTTGCCGAAGTACTCCAGAAGATGGACGAAAGACTTTCTAAGGCAGAAGAAGAAGAAGAAGAAAAGAAAGAAATGGCTATGGAAAAAGAAGCTCACGAAGAGTTAGTAAAATCTATTTCCGCAGCTGTAATTTCTAATCTTAAAAAGGAAGACCCTGACAATAAGTTAGGATTGGACACTGATGGTTCAAAAGGCAGACCTGCAAAGGCTACTGCACCAGGACCACAGGATACAGACAAACCAGTTTCTCCTACTACTGACATAGAAGAACAACAGAATTACATTCAGGCATCAGAAGACTCTTTGAAAAAAGAAGAAGAAGATGACAAAGAAGAAAAAGCAATGCATGGAGACGATGACGACAAAGAAAAAGGCTACATGAAAGCTGACGATGACGACAAAGACGACATGGATAAAGCTATGCACGGCGATGATGACGATTCAGAAAAAATGAAAGCAGAAGACGATGACGATGAAAAAATGGAATCTATGAAGAAAGAAATTGATTCATTGAAAAAACAATTGGAAACTGCTGTTCAAACTGAAGCTGAATCAAGACTAAGAAAAATGGGATTCAGGGAAGAAAATGGTTTGCAAAGACCACAAGTATTCACACCAGACACTCCTAGTGCTCTAGGAACTGATGGTTCAACACCTATCGTGAAGAGCCAAAATCAAGGTGACACTGTAGACCAACTATCTGGTCTCTCTTACAAACAGTTAAGAGACATCCAACACAAAATCGAAAGTGGAGACACTGACGGTGTACCAAGAGAACTTCTTGGATAAACAAGTAATTAATAATAAACGAAAGAAAGAGGAGAAATTAAGTTATGTCAAATCCATCTTTAACTGAGTTTATCTCTCAGTCACAAAGAGGTTTGTACTCGTCTGTGTTCGGTCCAGAATACTTACAGAAACAAACTTATTTCACGGTTGACACTGCGACAGGTATTTTCAATACTACTTATGGTAGGAAAGTATGGCACGCATTGAATAACCAAACTCGATTTTTCAACGCTATCCCAAGAAACGTTTGGGGTAACACTGCTGGTTGGAGAATAAGAAGCGACAGAGGAAGTGGCAGGTCAAGACCTGTAACTGAAACTGGTGCTATCCCAACAGTAGACGTATCACAAATTGAAAACGTTTCTAGTTTACCTAGAATCGTATCAACTACTTTCGGTGCGTCAGTGAAATCAGTATTCACTGCACAACTAGAAGGTGGAGTTGGTGATGTGTTGGCGTTGGAAAACGAAAATGCACAGCTTGACCACGTTAAGGAAATTAACGAAGAGCTATTAGCTGGTTCTGGATTCATCGCATCTGCTGGTGGTTCAGGTACATCAACTGTGCCAGCCTCAGTTGCAAGTAGCATAAAGATTGGGGACGAAGTTTCCCTTTATGACGTATCTGGAACTGACTACATTAACACTGCTGGTAAAGCAGTAACTGCTGTAAACACTTCTACAGGTGTTGTTACACACGCTGCATTTGATGCAAATACGGCTGATGGTGACGGTCTAGTAGTAACAAAGAGAGCAGGTCTAACATCAATTGAAGATATCGTAAACGATGATAACGCTTCTGTGGGTGGTCACATTCACAGTAACTCTAACTTCGCTGGAAACGGTGGAGTAGGTGTATACGACATCACATTTGGTAACAGAGATGCAAACTTTGCTGCTGGAACTGTAAAGCATAACAGTGGTACAATTAGAGACTTATCTCTAAATCTAATTGATGACTGTATTCAATCAATAAGAACTAACGGTGGAGAACCAAAACTAATCGTTTTGGGTCACGACCAATACTTCAAACTTGAGAGATTACTACAATCACAACAGAGATACTTAGGACAGGAAGAGTTCCAAGTTGGTGTGGGTTCTGAAAGAACTTTCCCAGGAACTAGAACTGGTCTAGTACTCGCAACTTATCAAGGTATTCCAATTCTACCAGATGCTGACGTTGTAAAATCTGTCGGTTCAGATGATAGTGTTAACGGTTCACACATTCTTGTGTTGGACACAGATTACCTAGAAATTGCTGTAGCACAACCTACACAGTATATAGAAAACAGAGACTACTTTGCAGCTAACGCTCTAGTAGTAAGAGGATTACTATACACTATGGCAGAGTTGAGGTGTCACAATTTCATTACTCAAGCAAAAATAACTGACTTAAGTTCGTAATAAACTATTCAGTTTTTAAGTGGGGTGGCTAAATTACTAGTCACCCCATGGTAATAATAAAGGAGAAATTAACTCATGGCATTAACGATTACAAATCCAGGAACTTCAAGAGATGTTCAGGGAGTAATGGGTGATATCAGATATACAATCAAAGATATTACATTTGATGATTCTTATCCTTCAAACGGTGAAGCTATAACAGCTACACAATTTGGTTTAGAGGAAATCTTCATTGTGCTTATTTCACAGAAATCAGATGGTTATGTAACTCAATTTGACTACAGTAACTCAAAATTTGAAATCTACGAAGCAGGGGCAGACGGAGCAGCTTTAGACGAATTAGGTAACACAGCAGACGCTAGTGGTATCGCAGTAAGAGTACTCGTACTCGGAAGATAAGTTTCATGCCAGCTACTAAGACTGAAACAGAAGTACAGCTTGCTGTATATATGGAACGCCTAGATAGGTACATAGAAAGTCAAACGAATCTAAATGAGTCCCTAACGATGGGACTCCAAAAGTTAGATGAGGAAGTAGAAGAAATAAAAAGCTGGCGAACAAGAATCTACGGAGCTAAAGCTGCCTTAATGACAGCAGGAATATTAATTGTTCACACGGTTGCAGTATTGGGCAGCTTCGTAGGAATATTAATGTGGACAGATAAATAGGAGAATATAACACATGGCATTTACAAACGATTTTGCAAGCTCTAGGAACTGGAGGACTTGGCAGTCCGACCCTAGCACTAGAACTGCTGTACAGCCTTTTGATAGGTACGTTGCACTTAGTGGCTCGGTAGGAACGTCAGCAGCAGATGCAGTGAAAATATACGCAGGTCCATATTATAACTTGGACGTGGGGGGAGTCACAACATCAAACTGGGAACTAGCTACATCAGGTAGTCCTGGTCTAAATAGAATTTTAAACCCATCAATAGAGAACGCAACTATAACAGAATTTACAGCAGATGGGTCAGCTATATCAAGAACAACAGGAGCACCCCTTTTAGGTTCAGCAGAACTTACAGCAAACCCAGCTAACTCTGCAGCCAAAGAAGGATTTTATGTAACAACAGAAGCAACAGGAAGCATAGTAAACATTAGTGGTAATGGAACTGGTTCAATGTATTTAGTGGCATCAGGTCACGTTAGAGGTGCTTCAGCTTCAGGGGATGCCGTGATGCAGATTACAGATTCAAGTGGAACTGTATTAGTAACATCAGAAGCAGTTAGTTTAACAACTGACTATCAAAGATTAGATGTTGCATACGCAATACCAGCTTATGACTCAGACGGAAATAGTAGTCGGACATACAGAGTTAAATTCTGTTCAAACACTCAACACAATATTAATATGTTGTGGGATGCATTATCATATGACTTTAGAGACAACTCAACTAAAGTAGATTACATTGATGGAAACCTTGCAGGTGGAAATGGATATGAATGGGAAGGCACAACCGACTTATCTAAGTCAAGACACATGGCACCCATTTCATCAATCAGACATATAAGAATTAAAAATACACACGGTTCACAGAATCTGTTCGTTGCATTTGATGCAGAGGCAGAAGCTACAACTAATTGTTTAAAATTGGCGGCAGGTGAATCATTTGAATCAAGTCACCCAATTGACTTTAGAAAAAAAGTATCAGTAATTGGTAGTGGTAGCTCAACAACCTACGAAGGTATTGTTATGGGAACTGCTATCTCGACAGGATAATAAAATGGTAATGACAACTGCTAAAACAGACTGGCTGATTACAGCTCAGGAAGACGAAAACATAACAATGCTTGAAAAAGCAGTGGATGGAAGAGTCACAGTAAAAGACATCCAGCCAGCTTTGGAAGAGTATAAACGTTTGTTTTTAGCAGAGATAGCATCACCAGCAGAGATATTAACTTTATTTAGAGCATATCCAAATAAGAAAGTTTACTCTGAAGCCGTTAAAAAGATGAGTCTAGATAATCTAGATAACCAACCAATGGTTCTTGGAGGTCCAGCATCTATCGAAGTAGTTGATAGGGAAGGACATTTAATTACAACTGACGCTTTAAGAAAAGCTTTCAAAGCCTACATGGAAAACTTTAGAACTCGAAATGCCATGGTTCTACATTCTGATGTGCAGGTGGGATGGGCTTTACCTGCGTACATCAGTAAGAGTGGTCAAGTTTTTAAAAGTGGTGTAGACGATACAGGTCTTTATTTCATAACAGAATTAAGAGCTGACACAAAGATATCAAAGAGAGTTGAACAACAGATTGACGAAGGTAAGCTAAGGTCTTACTCAATTGCAGGAAGTGCAACTAAGACACAACAGATTCAAAAGGGAATGAGTCAATACATGCAAGTAGATGACTTGGAACTAGCTGAAGTTACTGTATGTGAAAAAGGAGTCAATCAAGAAGCAAGCTTCCAATTAATTAAATCTGAACACGCCGCAGTCAAGAGCTGCGTAGATGGAAGTTGCTTAGTACACTTAGAAAAATCAGAACCCGAAGATTGTGGTTGTGATGGTCCTAGCTTTGAAATTCAATTGATGGAAAAGAATGGGGACATAAGTCTAAAAGATACATTCGTAAACTTTGTTAAGAAACAAGAAGACCCATTTAAATCAGGGAAGGGATTTGCAACATTACAAAATGTATTATCAAGGGAACAGCAACATCATCAATTATTAGATGAAATGGGATTTCCTGGTGAACTAGAACCTGAAGATGGAAGGTACACTCCTGTATCGGAATATGACCCAGACCATCCTAAACCATATTGGTATGTAAATGAAGGTGGTCAGGACTTAGGGAACAGACATTCAGACGATGCACTTACAAAGCCTGGCAAGAAGTCAGAGTTTCAAAGAAGTAAAGTTTCTTCATTGGAAAGGCTTCAGAAATTATTAAAAGCAGAAGTAGATAATCCTTATGCCGTTGCAACAGCACAGGCAAAAAAGATGGGATATAAAAACTTCAAGGAAGGAAGTCCTGGTGAAAAGAAAGTAGATGAAATTGCAGAAGCTATAAAAAAAGCAGGACACAATCAAAGTTACGAGGACATGAATGTTCCAGATAAAAGTGACTTAGTATATTACAAAGACGGAGAGGACACAGCATCCTTGCATAGAGTTAGTTTATTAAGGGAAAAGATAAAAGAACTTAAAGAAAAAATGCTAGATTCAGATAGTAAAAAAGTAGTTGATGAAGAGGAAGAGAGTGAATTACGAAAACTGACAAAAGCTACGCTTCAGAAAAAAGCGAACAATAACGCTTGGGCTATAGCGTGGGGCATTGTAAATGATACTGTTCCTGATGGACATCCTTGGAGTAAGATAAAAAAACCTACTAGTAAGGAAGGTAGGAAAAGCCTAGCTGGAAAGATTGCTGCGGGAATTGCAGACAACCCTTATTTTACGGGAACAGGAGGCTAAAGGAGAACTATGCCCGTACTAACAGGAGATGACATATCTAAAATTAATGACTTTGCCCTTGAACATGGAAAGGAATGGCTTATCATTGATAAGTGGGGTGAAGGAATTAGAATCGCTTTTAAAGATGATACAGCTTATTTATTTATTAAAGAAAAAGGAACATTTGGTTCAGTTGGTGGTTGGGACTTTGAAAGTGAAAAAGATAAAAATAACTTAGGATTAAGGGAAGAGGAGGTTGAGGAAGTTGTAGAAGAAGAGGAAGAGGAAGAGGAAGAGTCGGAGGAATCAGAATAATGATTAGCCCAGACAAATGTAAAAATCCAGACGAATGTGAAAACTCAGAAGAGTGTAATGACGACACTTGTAAAGAACTTGAAGAAGATTTCATCTGCTGTGGTGGTGATTGTTGCAAAGGCGAAGATAACTAACTAATCACAGAACTTACAATAACTAAACAGGAGGATTTATCCTTGACTACTCAAAACAAAAATCAAGACTATACTATATGGTCTTTAGCTTATGACCTCTCTTTCGGAGGTTTAGTAGACAGAGTGAAAGAAATAATAAAGAAGCTGAAAGAAAAATTTAAGAAACCTATTCCAGCAGAAACGGTTATAGTACATCAGTACAAAGACTACAATAACATAGGATAGAGAAATGCAAGTCCCCCTAAAATCAGGGGGATTTGCTTTTTTGTATGGGGCCTGTTATTATACTTAATACAGAACAAAAGAAAAGAAGGTGTATAATGATAGATGATATCGCAAAATTCACTGCATTTTGGTTTATAACTGGTGTGTTATTAACCATGTGTGGATATGGTTAGGAAAACAAATGTCCAATATAATGGAGTATATTGTCCAAATGAGTCAGCAAATGAAAGACTTAGCTGAGGACGGAGATACTAAATTGAATCAAGTTCTTGAACGACTTGATGAACTAGAACGACTTATCGCAGAATTAAGAAATAAAATGGTATAATAGATTATGAAGTTATTTTTAAAATGGCTCAAACAATTTAAATGTCGTTTTATTAAGAGAACTTGTGGAAGTATGGTGGTGGGAGAAAGATATGAAAAACCTCAACGGAAATTATATTTTCGGTGTGGGGAATGCGATAGGATAATAAGCCGATATGTATGAAACAACAACTGATGACAGACCATATGTAATTTCAGTCACTAGAAATGAAGCTTTATTTTTAGATGACTCTGTAACTCTGATGGTTGAAACATCCCCTGAAACTCACAACATAAGACCTCTAAGACCCATCTCTCCTATTACAAATGGTGGAGTGCCAGCTCCTATGGAGTTGATTCAAAAATTGGGTAAAGCAGTTTTATATACGGCTGACCTAGAGAATAGAAATAAAGAATATAAATTATTTTTGGAAGAGTTTGAACTTTTAATTTTAAGAGAGGTTTGTCATAGCTTGGCAAAATTTGGTTCAGAGTTAGTTGGCTTTAGTTTAAAGAAAAAAATCTATTCAGCATTATTCCAGAAAGATTTAGAAATGGAACAGCAAGTCAACAAACTTTTATGGGATATAGATAAAAAAATTCCCCAAAAGGAGAATCCTAAATTTAAACTTAATATAAGAAATGTTGATGAATTGTTAGAACATTTTAATAAAGAACTTAAATTAGACGAGGAAAATAAATAAGTTTGGAACTTTTAGCGATATTAATCGGATTAGCTACGCTATTCCTGGCGTGGATAAACTGGAAAATATATTTAGAAACAAAAGCAATTAGAAAATTAACACGAAAGATGGTTGACATTGTAAGTGGTAATTGGGAAGATAAGATATAGGAGTATAACATGGCGTTAACTTGGGATTTAAATTCAGTATTTGAAAAAATGGAAGAGTCAGGGATTGAAAGACCTGAACAATTATTAATTAGTAATGGGGAACTAAACCCAATGTCTATGGGAGTGGTTATGGCAACTGCAGCTGTAGGCATAAATAAATTAACCGATAAGAATCACAAAGAATTTCATCAAAGATTAAAGAAACTAGAGATTGTCGGAAGCACATTACTAAAGAAGGAAGACGAGGACGGGGAAGGGATACAAAGAAATCCAACGCTCCCTGAGATAAAAGCTCACATAGGGTTGAAGACCAATGCTCCTACTATGGACAAAAAGAAATTCAACGCTTCTTTAATGCAAGTGATAGATAGTAAAGTACAGGAACTAATAAAGATAGAGTTGGACGAATTGAAAGAAATGGAAAACTCTAATGCCGACACCGAATAAAAGAAACATGGAAGGTATCAGACGATACCATAGAACCACTAAACTTGACGCTCATCTTCATCAAGACGCAATAAATGAAGAATTAATGGAAGGCATGATTGAGTATGGTCATGTTAAATTATGTAAAGCAATAGTTAGGAACGGACTGGAGAATGAGGGAATAGGATACATGGAAACAGAGGACGGACAATTTTGGACTTCAATAATTAGGAAAGCAATTAAGGAAGACAGGGAATGAATAGAAAGCTTTATTTCTTTGATGATTGGCGAAAACATGTTGAGGCTTTAATAAATCATTTCAAAGACGGGGACGATACTCCATTAACAAAAGAAGAAATCATTGAGATAACTGATTTCATAAAAACACAACTCATTTTATCCGAGTTAAAAAATACAGATTTTCCTTCTAGAAAATAAAAGCTTGACAATCCCTTAAACTTCAACTACCATAGTTTTTACATTGGTGATTTACTAATGTGACAGAACAATAAAAAAGAGGTGAAAAATGTCAGGACATAGTTGGTCAGATGATTGCCCTAATTGTCAGGGTACAGATACAAACTTTTACCAAGACCATAAACCATTTCAATTTATACAATTTGAATGTTTAGAGTGTGGTATGTATTCAGAAACTCACGTTGGGCAAATGAATATAAATGACTTGAATGAAACAAGAAAAGACTTTGGTGATTGGGACGAGGACGAGTTCATTCCAGTTGAAAATCAAAAACCACTTAATGAAGATTGGTTCGGTGGATTTATGAAAAGAGAAGATACTCATGAAAAAAGAATTTACGCTATTCCATATGCATACATTCAAAGTATTGATACTGATGTAGATACTATTAAAAAGTTGAGTAATAAAAACTTTATTCATCATGCAGAACATGGTGGTATGGTGTGGTCGGATTTAGAAATATTCATGAATGATTTAAACAATTTGCAACATGTTGCAGTACACAGAATAATAGAGGTGACAAAATGAAAGAAATAGATGTAATACTTGAAATGAAAGACAAGCTTATTGAGTTAGGTGAAATGGATTTCTTAAAATGGTTACAAGAAACACACAAAGTAGACTTAGGATTAGAGGTGACGAAATGACTTATATGGATTTAGATAAATATGTTCCTAGTATGGATATGCTAGATGAATACGAACCAATAGAAGAATGGTTTTGCGATTATTGTAATGTAGACCAAGTTTATATTGGTGGTGGCAGAATGGCGTGTGCAAATAATAAATGTGAAAATGTGCTTGGTAAACTAGGTGATGGATTTGAACACATGACAGGTAGTTACAAAGATATGTACGAATTTTCACATGCAGAACTAGAGGATAGAATGTATCAGTTTGATGTTAATTTACATAACATAATAACTAGACCAATTAGAGTCTGTGCTGATTGTGGTTCTGACCAATTAATGTTTCAAGCATGGGTTAGTCAGACTTTCACTAGGGAGTGGGAAGTAGATGAATTGATTGATGTTGGTTATGCAAGTTGTGGTAATTGCAATGACGAGGTTGGGACTATCACAAAAGCAGATTGGGAAGAATCATTAAAACATTATCCAATTACACGGAAG